CCCTCTAGAGCATTTATAATTGTCTCTAAAAACCACTCGATGAATCCCAACAGCGTATATAAGCTTAGCGCAATCAATACAAGGGGAAAGAGTGCTATAGAGAGTAGCACCCAAAGTAGATTGATTAGAACGGGAAACTTTGGCAATTGCCTGAGTCTCTGCATGGAGAACCTCGTGTACTTGGGTATCATTGTTAGTCCCTCGTGGTGTACCGTTGTATGAGAATGAAATGATGTTATCATCTTTGACAATGATAGCACCAACCTTACGATCTTCTGCATACGATTGCTGAGATATTAAGTTAGCAATACGCATGTAGAATAAATCCCAATCACTTTGCGATTTCATTTTCTATTTCCCTATCATAGTCATACTCAAGTTCAGCTATACTATCTAGAATATAGTGTAGCTTATACTCAAGTTCATCTGTCAGTGGAGTAAAGAAGTCAATAGTAACTCGTACTACACCTTCTTGTGCTGTATCAATTAACATAATAGGCTTTCCATTTTAACCATGTGTTGGCTTTTTGATTGTAGGCTTCCATAATGTTGTCTTCATCTAGATCAAGATCATCGATCAAATGATTAAGACAAAACATTAGTTGACCCATTTCTTCCTCAAGCTTATCTCGATTACTTTCTTTACCATCAGCTGGGTAGACAGTATCAAGACCAAATCTAAGTATCTTCATAATGTTTTGAGAGACCTCATTACATTCTTCAGCTGTTGTATACATTGTATACGCTTTATCAGGATTCAAGTGCTACCTCCTCTACTTGTACAATATAAAAACCTTCACCTGCCATGTTGATTAATAAATCTTCCTTTACAAGTTCATGAATACAAGTTTCGATATCTGCATTTGTTTCTGCATCATGCAGGATTTCAAAGCAACAAGTTACAACATACTTTTTCATAGGATCTCCGTGTGTATCTATAAGGTACCGACTGTGGTTGTGTTGATTTTATTCAAGTTTATCAGTGCTATAGTATTCGTATACTCTTTTGATTGCTCGTTTAAGCATTTCTACTCTGATATGATTCTCATATACGTCAAGACTATATAAGCTATTGGCGTATTTAGTGTCACATATCTTATTGTATGTATCTTTTAAATTTGCACATAGAATACTGTCAGCTACTTCATCACTAACTTCAATCATTACCATTGTTCAACCTCCAGTGGATCAATATAACTAAACCTAATTAAGCTATCTTTAACTTCTGATGGTAGTTCATATACACCATCATAGTCAATCAAGAACATTCCACGATCAAACCAGAGACCTCCACCTGATTCGTCACCAAGTTCTCTGTGTTCAAACCAACCATAGTTAGTACTAGGGCTAATTTGAATTTCATAATTTTGACCACCTAATTTAATAGTGAAGTCATGCTTTGTAGCATGTGATTTAGCCATTAATTACTCCTGTTTAAGTTGTCAGACAGATTAAAGTACATTGGACTCATACGAGTCTTTAGTTGTAATAACAATATAGTCTCTAGCTCTAGCATTTCTTGATCAGTGCCATATGCTAAGATAGTTCGGATAAACCTTGATGGACATTCATTGTATTCAGCCATGAAGCTTTCAGATGAACACACATACCCGTCATCAGGCTTACCTCGATGTTTACCGATATATTTCTTATCGGTGTCTTTGTTGATCCACATGTATAAGAACGATTCGCCCTCTTGTATATGAGCTTCATCATCAGAAGCTAAATATACAGTCTCTTGAGGAGTTCCATCGATGTGGTTCTGCCAGATCTCTTTAACGTAGGCTACCATAGGATCACCTTTAGGGGCTTTCCAGAAGACTACAAAAGAGGGTTGTCCTTCGTTAGCACAGAGATATTCATAGACCCATTTGTTGTGGAGACCATTATACTCTTTACCTTCAATGGACACCTTGACCATTGCTTTGCCAGTACTAGAAGTATAAGTATCAACTTCATCTATAGTACATTCATAGATGTCGAAGAACTTATGACTTCCAGCGACAAAACGTTTAATCGTTTTGAGATGATTCATTAGTTGCTTTTTTGTAGTAAGTGTTCATTGTATAGAATGATCCGTCTTCGTCTAGATTAGAGCAGACTACAGAAGATTTTACATCGAATGATCTACCTAGTTTAGGGTGATCCAATACTAAGGGAATAGATGCAAACGTTAATGTAATATCATCGAATTCAACTCTGTGAAAAGTTGGAGTTCCAAAGTAATGTACTACTTTGTGTTCACTCACAGTACTTTACCTTCAGTTTTAAACTTGATGAGTGCTTGCAGATACCACAGGGCTTTGTTTAGCTCTTGGACTTCTTGATCTTTATTACCACATCGCATCAGGTACTTATACACTTGACCGAACAAGTGAGCTTCAACACCTGACTTGCCTTCAAGCATGTCAACCATGAGTTCCATGTATTGTTTACCTGCGGCTACATTTTTGTAGTGTGATGGGTTAATAGCATCTGTATCGTCGAACATATCAATTTCCTCGTTGTATGATTTAGCAAAGTATTCAGACCATCCTTTGTTAAGTTCTTTACGTTCTTGGTTAAGAAGCTTTTTAGATTGAACATCAAAGAAGTCTTCATTGTCCCATGAGGCTAGGACTGATTTTAATTCGTTGTCTGTTAACATTAGTATACATCTCCGTTTTGAATGATCTTATTATCTTCATAAGGGGCAGCAACCCTACGATAAAACTCTAGTTTAGCTCCTTCAAGTGCGCCAACAACATCGTTGACAGATTGATAAGATGGGCTTTTGTTATAGTAGTCACGAATGAATGTTGTGATTAGGAAGTTTAATTCACCTGCTGAAACAGGTTCTTTAACTTGTAGCTCTAATTTTGTACGGTTGTCTTGTGTGATATATGGCATATTAGATATTTATTTTAGGTTTACGAAAGAATTGTGCAATTACACACAGTGAGGCAAAACAAAGTAATCCTATCCAGATGTATTTAATAATCATAAATATTCTGCAAGAATTGTATCACAAGCCTTATCGACAGATGACCTCCATTCAGTTACAAGGGATTCAAAGAAAGGATGAATTGTTGTATTGTCTTCTTTAAACGCTACAACAGGGATTTGTAACACATAAGCAGCATAGAACACTTCCATAGCAGTACCGTGTTTAGGTATTGTAGGGTTATTTAAGTTAGCTAAGATTATGTCTGACTCACGAATGTCACGAAGATCTAACTCAAATATACGTTTCATATATCGTGGTTCAAACTTGTGCAGTCGTCTGCATGGATTAAGTACTTTACAGTTAGAAGATAACATTCTTGTTGCTGTTGTTCGCCAGCTGTTAGCTTCTTCAATAGATACATGTTCCATTGGACCTGCAAGATATAATGTTCTGTATGTACTCATTTGTTCATGGTCTCCATGCACATACCTACGTTACCGATAGCATAGCCTAAGAATGCAATGCTTAATCCTGTACTTCCTTTAAAGAACAGATCAATGCAGACTCCTAAGTATACTACACCTATGATTGCTATTAGTGTTGAACTCATTTCGATAATTCTCTCATTTTGTTTATCACTTCATTTAGTCCTTCAGTTTTTAATACCCTGCAACAAGAGATAGTTACTGGATTGAATATCTTTCCGTTATCAGACTCTTCTTGTAAGTCAAGATAATCATTAAAGAAACTTCTTACTACTTCTTTTAGTTCATCATTCATAATTCTTCTATGATTTTAAGAACATTAGAAGTAAACCAGAGACCACCTTGGGACTCAGGTCGTTGATGACGGACAAGATCATTGATTTTTACTTTACACCACACACGATCTTTTTTAGATAGGTGTGGAGCAAGGGGCAGTTCACATGAGTGCCATCCTGGACGATGAGCATAGCCTTTTGTCTTATGATCTTCAGCAAAGTACCATACATCAGCAAGTAGCTTTTGCTTACGATTAATAAACAGTGGACCATAAGTACCGTCTTTACGTTTACGAAATAGTTTGTATGCTATCATGATTAGATATCAATGTTAACGTCAACGAGTTCCATTTCACCCGGATCATAGCCTACTTCTTCATAGACTTTGGACTCAGCTTCTTCTTCATCAATAG